TTACTAAATTTTAGAAATGGTGTGTTCAACGCTTTGAATTAATTTATCATTGACATTATTCAAAGATACTAAAATACTACCATCACCATTATATTCCCATCTAACGATGAACTCTTTTAATACGACTCCACCTGATTTAGGCCCATCAGAACATTCTGTAGTTGTGTAAACAGGTAATTCAAATTCACTCATATATTCTTATTTTAACAACGTATCATTTTCTATTTAAATATCTATCAACCAATGATGTTAACAATAATGAAACACCGCAAAAACCAAGACCTCCAGCAACCCATAATGGATTGTTGTAGATTACACCCATCATACCTGATAATGCAACAACAGACAGTAATAACACCGCAAAACTTGGTGCAATAATTTTTGATTTAGTTACCTTACCAACTCTTTCGTTCCATAACAATCTTTCGATTGCATCTTGCATATCTTTACCATAAGCAGGGACTACATGTTCCATTCCATCTTTTTCTCTAATGGTAATATTATACCTGAAATATCCTGGATTATCTCTACTTTCTCTAATTAATTCTGCATGTACTGCTCTACGCCTATTTTTCTTCATAACCTAATTTTTATGTATCATATTTTTACATTCACCTTAATGTGATCTACAATATCGATTATTTGTTTGAGAGTATCTTAGCATTCTCTGTCATCGATTCCATCATATCTAACATAGATTGTTGTTGAGCAATATATGCTTTTTGGAATTTTATGGAGTTTTCCATAAATTTTGTCCATTTTTCTGTATCGGAAGACATCACATTTTGAATCGCATTATTAAACATAAAATTTTGCATCTTAGACATTCCTTCCACTGCCTGACTTTGGATGTTATTCAAATCTGGTGTCATCTTTTGCTGAAATTTCATCCAGTCTTCCATCATTTTTTCGTACATTTTTTTCATTTTACTTTATTGTTATTTATTATAAATTTTTTAATAGTCGGAACAAGATTCGAACTTGTAAGACACAGTAATACAGTACTGTGTCATCCCTGTATGGATATATGCGTCTACCATTCCGCCACCCGACTATTTTTTATTCTTTAATTAAACTATCATAAACTACATCGGTTGAATTCCCCATACTATCATAAGATTTACCTTGCTTAATCCATTCTGTCTTTATCCAGTTATCATCATGATACCAAGTTACCCAACCATTTTCTTGAAGAACTTTTGATTTTTCTTCGTAGTTTTCTATCTCATTCTTTTCTTTCATATTATTTATTTTATTGTTAGTAGTCAGGACAGGACTCGAACCTGTTCGATTTCACCGTAGGACGTAACGAGACTGCTACTTTCCGAGTGTTACTATATCCCCTCACCTCTGCGTCTACCCATCCGCCACCTGACTATAATATCAATTCAAACCTTTATATAACACATAATATATAAAAAAACAAACCCCAATTGTTATACAAACAATACTTGTTACTTGTGCTGCAGGATGTAAACTTTCCATTTTGTTTTATTTTAAGTTAGTAGTCAGAACAGGAATCGAACCTGTACAGTATAGGATTAACGTTTAGCCTATACACCACTTATTTGCTTGGCGCGTCTACCAATTCCGCCACCTGACTAACCAATACTGGCACAAGACTCTTTCGAGATTCTTGACTTTGACGACAGACTTGGATTCGAACCAATCTTAACACCCATCTGTGATCCACCGAACCAGTAATATTTCATTATTTAATATTCAAAAATGTGCCATTACCACTCGTAACCGTAGATGGTAATTTACCATCCCATTTTTGGGCTTTTAAAAATTCAACGTACAATGGTGTAATCTCTTTTTGTTTAAGTTTCATCGTTAACGCCGCTGCTTGTGCGTCAATTACAGATTTCGCAGAATCACCTTTAGCAATCGCAATTTTTTCCTGCGCTTCCGCTTCCGCCACTAACTTTCTTTGCATCGCCGCCTGAGCCTCTTGCACCGCCTTAGTTTTACCCTCAATTGCTTGTTGTAAAGACTGTGGTGGGATAATATTAGTTCTCAACTGAGATACGGTAAACCATTTAGATACTCTCTTATTACATTCTGTAATGATTGCCCCTTCGAACTCTTCGCGTTTATTAAAGATTGCATCAACATCCCAACGGTTTGCAACATCATTAACAGATGAAACAATTGCATTCTTTAACCATCCTTGTTCGATTGCGGAAATATCTAATCGTAAATTAACAAACATATCGCCAATCGCATCTTCTCTAAGTGAATAGTTAAAAGAAGGTTTAATTGTTGCAGCAAATCCACCTTTTGTTATAACAGTTTGTGCGTCATACTCTATGTGTTGTTGGAATAGTGGGAATTCTTTAACTTGTTCCGTCCAATCATTATATACTACCCAACCACTTTTATATTGGTAATTAGAAACACCTCTCTCTGATCCAGTAAGATTAACTTTTAACCCCTTATTTCCTGCGTCGATCCTTTCAACTGTAAAGGGTTGTATTATTGAAACCAAAATAGATAAAATTAAAATACCTATAGGTTTAACTAACCATTTTATGTTAAAGTCACCATCACTATCAAACATAGTGTCTTTTGTGGATAACGCAATATAAATTGCAACTACTAATCCTAAAATAAACATACTTACTCCAATCATTTTTCTTTGTTTTTGTTTTTAAATAAATTATTTGCGGTTATGTCTCCTAAATATATAAGGACACCTACCAATCCGACTAACCCTAAGAGTTGGAGGTACCCGTTTACTTCTCTACTTACGATGTACTCACCGTAAAGTGATGTGATTACTATAAATCCTAACCACATTAAACCTAATTTAAAATGTCTCATTTATTTTTTTTACAAATATAATATAATTTATCTATATCATCCAAATCATTTTAAAAATAATTAAATTTTTCTTACACTTACTTTAATAACACCAACACTCTTTTTAGATATTTTTTCAAAACTAGTTAATGACAAATCAATATGTCTACTACCACCTTTACTAACATCTGTTATCTCAACGGTATCAGTTTTTTTATTACTAATATTTGTCACTATTAATAGTGTACCCTTAATTAATGTATCTTTAATTATTTTCCCCACTTTAATATTCAAATCTTTAATTAATTCTTTGCTAACTGCCGCAGTTGAGTACTCTCTATAAACTTTTTTATGTTTGCTAGTGTCATACCAAGTTGCCCTACATAGATATTCTTTAGGTTGTAAAATAAACATCGACATAGTTATTAATAAAATCTTACTCATATATTTTTTTGTGTTTTACCTTTCTAGAATATAAATTCTTAGGTTTTTCTGATCTTGAGACAAAACGACCATCAAAAAAACCATCAGCAACCTGTTGTTGACGTATTTGAGTTCTTTTCATTTTGTGTTGATCATATTTTTTCATCGTATTCTGTTATAAATTTTAAAAGACATAAAAAATAAATCTATGTATAAATAATTTTTACTAAAATTAATACTAAAAAATGAATTATCTAAAGATTTGTTAAATAATTCACCATCGTAATGAAATAAATGTAAAACAAATCCGTTCCAATTATTCCATTCACAACAAAACAATATAAAATTATTTATCTTCATCATTAATATTTAATTCGCATTTTATTTTATCCGATGATTTATCCTTTCTATGTGAAAAATGTATATGAGAGTCCACTGTTATATTTGACCTATTTTCATTTTGTTTCCATCTTTCGTGTCTTATGACTTGTATAATATCAAAAGCTATTCTACAACTATCATCAACATTTTCGTTGTATATTCCCCATGACCCATGTTGTGGGAACTCCAAATCATTCATAAGTCTATTTCTGGGATATACAAGTGCAGCATCTACTATATCTCTAACGTCATGATATTTTGAATAATCTGTGGTAAGTTTTATATTATCCACATCAGTCCACTTTTTTATTTCTTCACCGTTTCCCCAACTTCCTTTGGTTTTAATCCATTTCTTTTTTGGGTGCATTTCTACTATTTCACCACGTTGAGTTCTATCACCCACTTCTAGTTCTTTTTTTGGTGCAAACTCGTTATATAGGTGTTCTTGAAAAGTTGGGTGATCTTTTATTACGTTGAATTGACCTATACCTATTCTGGAGTAGAAATCTAGAGCCTCTTGAATTATCGATAGTTGTTTGTCAGTTAATTCTAATCTATTCATCTTTTTTGTTTTTTAAGTATTGTTTAACATATTCATATGTTGACTCAAATGAAAAACATATAGGATTTCCATTTTCATCTTTCGCACCATACGCCTTCATAGGATCTTCTTCTAAAATTATCTTTCCAGTTAACCCATCAATTGTAGGTAATTTACTCCAATCTTTAGTACCCCATTCATTTTCATATATAAACCAATTAATCCAATCAATACCTTCTTCTGTAAAATATGATTCTAAAACCGATTCAAACATAATACTAACATTATCTGACATACGATATTTACCTTCTAAAAAATCAAACCCTATATCATATAATTCACTAATATCCTCATTAATTTTTTTAAAAGACATTAATATTTTTAAGAATTCTTCGTAAGTCATATTAATTTTGTTTTTAATATTATTTTTTCTTCTTTTTCACCATTTCTTACAATAGACTCAATAACTAAACCTTTTAAATCTTCATGCACATATTCCATATCCATCCCAACACTAATAAAAGGTCCACCTGACGGATCAATTGCATTATAATTTAAAAAATTACCTTCATCATCCACATTAAATAGGTATCTGTAGTAATCACCACCCTTCATTTCGAAAGAATCACCTTCCCTAATGAAAAGTATTTCGTTACCGTATCTGTTTATAAATTTATATTCCATTTTTTTTATCTATTTTTAAATTTTTCATATTCTTCATCACAAAGAGTTCTGTACCAACCAATATCAGTTCTTAATGTACCAGGCTTTCCTGTCTCTTCACATATCTCATAACTATCATTTTCCGCTTTAGATATACGATTATAGATTTCGTCAGTTCCACCATTAATATGTTTGTTTATCCCAACCTAAAGATATTAAATCTTCAATTAATTCTTTAATTAAACCCAACCAACCATCACTTACACTAAAAAAGTCTGAGCTCACTATCGGTTCTCTATCTGCATAGAAACCATTTTCTAACCCTCCGATAGATTTTAGATATTCATCCATTTCATTCTTGTCCATTGTCCATATTTTTTTATTTAAAGTTAATGATTTAATTCCTATTTGTCAAATTTAACCAAATATAAATGGTAAAAAATGTTTTACTGTCTCAATAACCACAACAGTTTTGTTTTGGTTTACCAATATAACTCTAATAGGTTTAGATTGACGTTTCTCTGACTCAATCATAACTTGTCGACAAGATCCGCAAGGTGCGAGTACTGAATCTACGGGTATTAAATCACCCTTAGCGACAATACATATTGTCTCTATAGTCTCATTAGGATAATTTGCGCCCACATAAAATAAAGCAACTCTTTCCGCACATAATCCTGATGGGTAAGCAATATTTTCTTGATTATTACCAACAACAATCTCACCATTCTCAAGTTTTACAGAAGCACCCACTTTAAAATTACTATAAGGGGCGTAAGCATTGTCCATACCACTTACCGCCTTTTCAAATAATAACATATCATTATCATCCAATGATTCTAATGGTAAATTTTTGTATGTGAATTTAAATTCTTTATCCATTTTATTTATCTTTTTCTATATCATTTAAATCTATCCCATGATTTAATCCAGAAATAAAACTATCCTTATCCCAACCAAAAGGATCACTAACTAAATAATCTGATATTACATAACCTATTTCGTTACCAATGTCAGAAATGTCACCATCAACATATGGTAGATTAGTTAATCTTTCCGATATTTCTAAACAAACTTTTTTAAAATCATTCATACCTTAATTATATTATTAATTTATCTATCATTACACCTCTTTCATTTAATTCATCTAATAACAATTCGTAAAATGAATCTACTCCATCATATACATTTGGATTTTCTCCTTTTTCTAACATTTCCTCGAATTTATAATAAAGTTTTTTCTTTGAGTTATAAACCATTTCCCACAACACTAATGCCATTTCAGTAGATTTATTTGCTCGATCAAACTCCATCTTATCGTCTGAATCTGTTAGATCAAATTCTAATTTCGCCTTACACATTGTTTTTAAAATTTAATAATGTTTTTACTTCTTGATTATTGGTTTCTACAATTGGACTCCATTCTCCTTTGTATGTTATCCCTCTTACTGGTTTATTATCAATCCACACATATTCCTCATCATCCATACATCTTGGTTTATCTGTTATCAGATCATGAAACTTAAATCCGTGTTTCCAAAGCCAAGATAGGGTTACTCCTTTATCTTTATATTCCCTCGCAGTAAAAAAAACTATAGTATTACCTTCTTCAAATAATTTATTAATTTGTTCTTTTGAACCTTCGTATGGTTTAGCGTCTTTATATAAATGACTATCTTCATTTTTTATATCATCACACACTGTACCATCAATGTCAATTAAGTAAACTCTTTTTTTCATTTTAAAAAATTTAATATTTTTTCTTTTATACCTGATTGTTTTATCCCTTCTCTATGAGGTTTTTTACAATGTATAAAATTATCTAAACCCCAATTTCGCCAATCTTGACCGTTCTTACCCATATCCAAATCATCAATTGCGACCCAATGCGTAATCTCTGGATGATCGTGCACATATTGTTGGATTTCAATTGATCTGGTTTGTTCCAACTCCCACATAGGTGACCATATAAATGTATCACTATGTACCGTACATTCTTGTATCATTGGTGTTAGATCTATCGGTGGTTTAATACCTCTAGTCACATACATTTCCTTCATTTGTTCTAACGTTCCCCATCTCTTCCAATCTGAACTAATAACCAACTCACAACCAGTTTCCTCAATAATTTTATTAAGAACTTTAACTGCCTTAGTGTCAAAATTATCCATTCTAATATCTAAAGGGGTTTCAGGATTAGAGTTAAATCCTTTTTTCTTATAACGACCACCCCACTGATCAGATAAACATATCACACCATCGTGATCTAAAAATATTACTTTCATATTAAACTGTATGTTCTATTTGTACTCTTACACAATTTTGCGGTAAACGATTTAAGTGTAAATAATTATTTACATAACCCATAATGTTGGCACTACCGATTGCATTTGCCGAATGTGTTACTACCCTAACAACTGGTTTACCATCCATCCACTCATTAACTAACCATTTAGCACAGTCGTAACCAGTCTTTTCGGTAATATTATCATAATTAATTGAGTAGTTTTTAGTTACACCATATAACCACTCGTTCATCGCAGTATCACCCAAATCGTGATCCAACGAAATTATTTCAATATTTTCTAACCCTACCGAATTTACTTTTTGAACGAATTCATCATATGAACGAACAACTGTCCATTCTTCAACACCTTCAACCCATTCGTTATTAGGACTCACTGGAGTTCTTATGTCATCCAAATATATTCTATACTTTATCATAATTTTATTTTATTATCTAAACAATATTTTATTATATACTCTCTTAAATTAATTATAGATTTTTTAAAGTCAATCTTTTCAAAATCATGTTCCCATCGTTCAGACTTTTTATCTTCCTCAATTAATTCATAACAACTTTTACTAATTTCTGAAATTAGTTGTTTTAAAACTATTGTCTGATCATTTTTTTGGATACATTCTACAACTTCATCTTCTAAATCTTTACAATAATCAATTAATTCTGAAACCTCAGGTTCTTCCATAAGTGAATCGTTAGTTTTAAAAATTTGTCTTATGATCATGTCCCACTCAACATTTACTGGTTTATTTCTAAATTCATATCTACCATTTAATACTGCCGCATTAATATAATGTGTGTTACCGTCAAAAACATAACCAAACCCTTCATGAATATGTCCAAACACATGTATTTTAGGTTTTATATCCTCCACAACTTTTAATAGTTCTTCGCAACCAACATTGATGTTGTCATAATTTACATAGTCTAATTTACCGTATGGTGGGCCGTGAGTAATTAAAATATCTGTATTGTGTGGAATCATATCCCATTTTTCTTTTATTTTCTCACCTCTAGGTAAATTAAATGCCCAATTATGAAATTCAGGTTGCCAAGGGGATCCATATACAATCAACTGCATATCTTCATCGTCCCAAAGTTCCATTTTTTCATCCTGAAGATAATCGATATTTTTGTAACCAGTTAATAACCCCATAATTTTTTCATAATCATCTTGAAACCCAAAATCGTGATTTCCTGCGATAAAAATTTTAAAATCGTAATTATCTATATTATCAAACCATTTTAAAAAGTTTTCTATTTCTGAGACATAACCTCTACTACTAATATCACCCCCACAAATAAGGATGTCTCCACCAGGTAAAAAACTATTTAGTTTTTCGTGTTTGGTGTGGGTATCGCTAATAAAAGTAATTTTTTTCTTCATTTAAATTTATTTTTTAATAAAATTATTATTAAATCTTCATTTTACCAATTCTTCTAGTAATAATTTCTTCTAATTTGTTGTAAACTTCTTGTTCTTGTTCATCACTTAAATCCATCCACCACGCATCTACCATAATAGAAGATACTGTTAGTGTGTCAATTATTTCTGCAACAATTTTTTTTATCTCTACTTTATTTTTGATGTTCTCCAACATCTTTTTTGTATCACATCCTTGTTTAGATATAATCAAATCTTTACCTAACTTTTCAAAAGTTTCTTTTATTCGTTTATTCGTACTCATAATCATTTAGAATTTTTTAAGACTTCTTCAATTGCTATTTTCAAATCTTTGAGTTGTTGTCTGGTCATGAGAGGAACCATCATTGTATGAAAGTTCAAATCACGTCTATGTGTTCTGCTATCATTATCTGGGTACAATCCGTTATCAGTTATTGATATGTAACCGATGTCACCAGTCAATCCAACATGAATATCGTGATGATTTGATACAACTTGTCTTTGCGCTAATTTACTTATTTTTGCCATTGGTTTCAATTTTTCATAATACAAATATACTAAAAGTTTTTAATATCACCAAGAATATCTCACATATTGGATGTTAAATTTGTCCCAAACTTTATATACCGCTTCAACAAATGGTTCTAACCAATCTTTACCATCTTCTTTAATCCATTCTAATTTTGATTCTATAGTATGACATATTATTATGAGTTTTTCCATTCTTTCCAATTATCAAAATCTTTAAGAGATTCTAATCTTTCTTTTTCCATTTCTTTGGCTTGTTCAAGAAGTTCTCTCAACTTATGGCCCGCTAAACTGTTATTGTTTTGTAAGAATGTTTTGTTTATACATCCATAATCAACCTCTGTAAGTTGTTTAAAAAACCATTCTACTGGTGTTTGTTCCATTTTCATATTTTTTAATTCATCTTTAAGAATTTCAACTTCATATTCCCATTTTTCCATATCATAAAGGTGATCATTATATTGACATTTTTTAACTCTGAATTGTGCCATATAAAGTTCTCTTTCTACATCCTCTATAGTTCTTTTACTCATAATACTAATTTAAAAAAACCCACCCCATATTAAAATAGATACTTCGATGATGACTGCAATAAATGTAACCCAAAAGTTATGTGGGGTTCTTTCTTTACCGTGCAAATGAGCTGCAGCTAATAAACTTAAAGAAAATAATAAAATTAAAGTGATTTGAGGTATTCCCATAATATTTTTTTAACAAATATAAAAACTATTAAATTAAAAAACAAATATTTTAATAATAATTGTACCAAAGGTGAGATTCGAACTCACAAACCTTTGTTTCTAAGACAAAGAGGTATACCATTTCCCGTCACTTTGGCATTTTGAGCAGGTAGAGAGAATCGAACTCTCGTCCTCTGATTGGAAGTCAGACATAATAAACCACTATACGATACCTGCATTAAGATTATTTTTTCCTAATCTTTTTAAATTTAATAAATTCTACCAACTTACTTAAATCGATTGAATTTTTTCTATGTCTCAACATATTAAAATTTTCCTTTGAGGACTTAATTGTCCCAGACATTACTTCTTTCATACTTTTTATTTTTATTTTTATTATTAGTGGATACATCTCGGCATCGAACCGAGGACTCCTGAGTGCAAATCAGGTGTGATAGCCATCTTCACCAATGACCCAATTGGTTGCGGGGATGGGACTCGAACCCACGTAATTCGGCTTATGAGACCGAGCTGGAACCACCTCCAGTCTACCCCGCTATTTTTTAATTACACCGAATTCGGTATATTTAAGTTCCCCCGACAGGAATCGAACCTGTGACCCGTACATTAAAAGTGTACTGCTCTAAACCAACTGAGCTACGAAGGATTGTTGAGGTTTCGCTCAGATTCGAACTGAGGACACTTGATTACAAATCAAGAGTTTTACCGACTAAACTACAAAACCTAATAGTCACCCGTATGGGATTCGAACCCATGATCTTTTCCGTGAAAGGGAAACGACTTAAACCACTTGTCCAACGGGCGGTATTTAGTAGTCTCTGTAGGATTCGAACCTACGACATCTTGCATGTAAAACAAGCACTCTACCAACTGAGTTAAGAGACTGTGGCGGTCCATGAGAGAATCGAACTCTCAGCACATCATAGACAGTGATGTATGTTAAACCATTACACCAATGGACCTAATAAATGATAATCAGGATTGGGTTGTATACGTGCTCTACCACTAAGCTACTGAAGACAATAAATGTCCTCAGGTAGGATTCGAACCTACGACCCCGAGCTTAAAAGGCTAAAATAATTGTTGCAGAAACAATCCCTTTATTATCATTTTGAGGAAGAGGTAGGATTCGAACCTACGGTACCGTTAAGTACTCCTATTTTCAAGACAGGTGCAATAAACCAACTCTGCCACTCTTCCATTTTTTTTAATATGTCAAAGAACTAAAAACAAAAAACCCTAAGTTTTCACTTAGGGTTTCCATAATATAGTATTTTAAATTTTTTTGATTAACTATAATGATATACCCTAAGATTTGGTAGAAGCGAATCCGCCCCATCCATTTTTGCCTTAGCAACCTCTAATCTGTATGTCATTGTAGTTTTCACTGAATTTTATTTCGTTTTTAATTAAATATACACAAAGTTACAAAAGTTTATCTAAAAAGTCAATATTTTAAAAATATTTTTTTAATTTTTTTTATTTATGAGGTCAGAGAGGGATTCGAACCCCCGAAAAATAGTTTTGCAGACTACCCCTTTAAACCACTCAGGCATCTGACCATTAGTTCACTAAACTAGATTTTGCATGATAAACTTTATCTGTTTATTGTAGCAAAAATAAGTTTATTGTACACTCTGAGAGATTCGAACTCCCATTTTATGATCCGTAGTCATAGGTTCTAATCCATTGAACTAAGAGTGTGTTGTAGGGATGGGTGGAGTCGAACCACCGAGACTACTGTATAAGAGTAGCATGTTCACCGTTACATCACATCCCCATATTGCGGAAAGAATAGGATTTGAACCTATGGTACCCTTTCGAGTACAACACCTTAGCAGGGTGCCACAATAAACCACTCTGTCATCTTTCCATTAGGTGTACGATGGGACTCGAACCCACTATTATCGGAATCACAACCCGACGCCTCGACCTCTTTAGCTTCATACACAGTTGTCCTGGGAAGGCTCGAACTTCCAAACTTCACGTTCAAAGCGTGATGACTTTGCCAATTCGTCTACAGGACAATATTAGTCTGGGTAGCGAGACTCGAACTCACACTATGTCCACATCCCAAATGTGGCGGCTTACCAATTAGCCAATACCCAGTTAAAATTTGGTGGTGATGGACGGAATCGAACCACCGACACAAGGATTTTCAGTCCATTGCTCTACCAACTGAGCTACATCACCATTTGCGCGCCCCAAAAGATTCGAACTCTTACTTAACGGGTTGGAGCCGTTGGTGCTACCGTTACACCAGAGACGCTAATAAAATATTCAGGAAAATGTTTTTACATATCCAAATTTGCAGTTCGTAGTTATTTTTGCTGAAATCTTCCTTTTAATATTTTGTGAGAATAGTAGGATTCGAACCTACTCAATCATAAGACAACAGATTTACAGTCTGCCCCAACTCTCCAACTTTGGCGTATTCCCATTTAAACTAACACCCTGACTCCTTTCGAACTTGTGAGGCTCGTATCATTCATTCTGTGTTAGTTTGCGACTCAGGCAGGATTCGAACCTGCGACCGATTGATTAACAGTCAATTGCTCTACCAACTGAGCTACTGAGTCATTCACTTTTATAACAATATGTCAAAGAACTTTTGTTCTGTCGGTATGGTAGGGATCGAACCTACGAATCTTCTCGATATCAGCGAGATGCCTTAAACCTACTTGGCCACATACCGTAATAAATTAAAAAACCCCAAATCATTTCTGAATTGGGGTTTCACTTTGATTTTATTTAACTATCAATTAAATTATATCCATAATATACCCCAATCCGCCGATATACGGTTGACACCATTGGCTAAAATTAATATGTATATTATGTATTTTCATTTTCACTGTTTTAATTAAATATAACCAATTATACAAAAGTTTATCTAAAAAGTCAATATTTTAAAAATATTTTTTTATTTTTTATTCTTCACCATATTTTTTTCTTAAATATTCTGCCCAAACCGCTTGATTTCTACCATTTATAAAAAACCATCCCCAATTTAATTCAAACCACTTAACTAATTTATTTAACACTATCATAACCATAAAATTTAAAAAAAATAAAATAAATATAATAAAAGGTAATAATGGGATCCAACTAATAACTTTCCCATACCACTTTAAACTTTCTTTCATTACACCTGCACCAACTAAACTATATTGTATAAACAGTAAAAAAGATACTACCGCAAATAAAGACACAATACCAATAATCTCAAACATAATCAATCTCTAACTAATATTTTATTAATAACTTTACTTTCATTTATTTCTTATTTATTGAAATGGGTAACAATTTGTTATCATTTCATACTTTCTATTTGCAATCTTTTTAACTTTTGTTATAGGGAAATTGAAGTCCTCTGTTTCTATTGCTTCTTCACAAGAATAATACATAGATTCCTGACGTTCAACAATATGATCCCATTTACCTTGTCTTTTCCAATCTTCAAATAACTCACGAAGTCTTTCCTCATCCATTTCCTCAACTTCTTCAGATTTAATATAAGAGTTTTCAGAAATTTCACTTAAAATCCATTTTTTAACTTCATCAATGTTTTCTTCTCCAGTAACTTCATAAACAGGATCAGAAATTTCTTCACCGATTAAATTTTCTTCATCTTCTGTATAGATACCATTCCAAATTAATGCACTACCACACTGAGTTTCTGTTTCGTCATACCACTTACATGTTATACTAACACCCTCAAATTCATCAACACATAAACTATATAGTTTAATAAGAAAACCATCAGGTATATAGTATGGTGATTCAATTCTAATATCATCATCAATACTCACTATAATCCATTTAGTCCCTACATTATCATACAACCAACCGTGATTAACTCCCTCTTCAGTTATTGGGTATTCAGTTTCTTCTCCTTTATAAGGTTTTCTTATTTCTTCTTCTGTATAAAATGTTTTTACTACCGTTGTAGTTTCTTTTCCATACTCATATTCAGGCATACCCATTATTAAGTTGCAAATTTTGTCCATAGCCCCTAAAGGCTCAATTGTAACTCTAGAATAAATAAAATTCGACATAATTATATTTTTTATCTATATTTTTCTGAAAATTCCTCGTCTTCTAATTCTGGTGGGCAGTAATCCACAATATTTCTTCTCCACCACAATGAAATATGATCTTTAATCTTTTTGATTATATTTTTCATAATTTAACATTTTTTTAAAGATATCCGACCAAAATTTATATGAAGGGTAAAGTATTAACCAACTAACTATAATAGAAGGAATAAATATAAAATAATTATTTATACCCATATCCAATGCAATAGTTAATGCAGTAAAACCAATTCCTGAAACAATTCCTGTTGATAACATAATTAAGGTATCTAATAAAATTTTTTTCATATTAATTAATTATTTTTTTTAGTAACATATTCATCGTAATCTTCTCTATCGACAGATATATAAACATCTTGATACCACCCAAAAACGAATTCACTATTAATTTTACCAGGTTTGAATTCATTCCAATTGAAGTTTGGGATAACATCGTAATAAGTCTCATTTGGAAATCTAACCCTTACCATCTTAATTAGGATTATTCTTAATATAATTCAACATAGATTGGGACAAAATTTTTAATGCCCTTTTCAATTCTATTTCTCTCAATTGTTCTTTTGCTGATACTCTACTATGAGTAGTTTTACCACTTGCACCTGATTTCATAATTTTCTAATTTAAAACAAATGTAAATACTTTTTTTTAAAAAAACAAATTAATTTTATAAACTAATCCCACCATCCTTCAATATATCTTTCCATTATTTTAAAAAGTAACTTACGACATCTATACTGATTCTCATGTGCAATCTCCATTGCGATTAGTTGTTTGTCTTTTTCTTCAATTGGTCTTCTGAATCTACTAACCTCACCTGACATTACACGTTTGTATTGACGCGAGTATTTTTTAAAGTAGTCGTCAAAGTTTTCACTAACTAATTCAATATCCAATTTTTTACCTTTTCTGTATTTTTCAGGAATATCATCTTCATCGGTGATATCTAAAAAATTGTAATTTGATTCGTGATAATCCATATATTCCATATCATAGTGGTCATCTTGACAACGTTGGATTAAACGAGAACATAATTTCATTAATTCGGCATCACGTTTTGCTCTTGTGTGTCTATTTTTACCCCCAATATAATCCGATTGGTTATTTAATTTTACTTTAATTATTTCATAGATAAAGTTGGTGTCCCAATCACGATCTCTCCATATTGTAGGAAACCATTTCCAAAGATTTTTTACTCCTTGAATGAAATCTTTATGGTAGTATCTACCATCAAAGTCCCACCACAATTTTATTCTTTCTATCATATTAAAATTTATTAGGTTTTAAAAAAGTAATTACATATCCATAAAAGTAAATGTATTTCACATGCCCTCTTTTTTGATTAAGTGTAAATCTATCGGAAATTGTTAAACCATATCCAAATATTCTGAACCTAAAATACCCTTTTTGTTTATGATAACTAAAAAATTTTTTCATACCATTAAAAATTGTTTCCACTCTTCTTTAATTACACCATTCATTCTTTCAATAAACTGAATATATGTAGGAGTATATGGTTTTCTTAATAACAACATACCAGCCTCTTCTGGTGTTCTATCATCTTTTTTAAGGTTACATACACCACAACACGTAACTAAATTTTTCCAAGTATTATCACCACCCCTAGATTTAGGTATTACGTGATCAATAGTTAAATTTTTATTTGTCCCACAATATACACATTTATGATCATCCCTCCTAAAAACATTATATCTACTTAAAGGTACTTTTTTATAAGGTGTATAAATAAATCTGTGTAATCTAATTACAGAAGGTCTATTAAAATTTTTAAAACTAGATATAATAGGATTTGACTCATCATAATAAATTATTTCTGCCTTACCTTTATATACTAATTTAAACCCCCTTTTAAGTGTAGTCAAGTTTAATGGAGTATAGTCATTATTTAAAACTAATACCTTATCCATTTTATTTTCAAATTTGTACCTTCCCAAAATATTAAAATTATAAAAAAAATAACCCCTCACTCTGAGGGGTTAAAGGGCCGATAGGATTACTATCAACTTCCACCACTTTGTTTTTAGGGAACAAAGAAACCGACAACACTAGTGGAGATGGAGGGAGTCGAACCCTCGTCCAATCAAATCGCCATAAGAAAATCATTCACAAGCTTAGTTTATTTTTCTAAATAAACAAAATATTTGGTTTTATTTATAACATGGTTATCCAACAACCCTGTTTTCGTCAATTGTTTATAGAGTATTGACGATCAACTCTATTTTTTACACCTTTCTGTTTCTAGGTAAGTGTGACCCACCGATTAAACTAATTCCATTAATTCAATCTCTTCAACTACCGCTGAGCGAGTAATAGAAGTTGGGATACTCATGATATCCTCTACGTTGTATGCGTTTGCATTTATGTTTTGATAGGTGTTTAAGGGTTTCCATCTAACCCTGCTTGCATCATTCCGAACTCAACCTTTGATTGTCAAATCCAAAACCATCCCCATTTTTCAAAGAACTTTCTTTTAATTTATCTTTAGTATACAATACTCTATCAACCCAACCACTCTCATCGTAAGAAATATTTTCTTCCTCATACTTGATTTCTTCGTATATTTTTTTAGATAAACTCATTAGTGTTATTATTATATCTACAAATATATATATAATTTACTTAAAAACAAATATTTTTTTACAATTCTTTTATTTTTACATCTAAATCTTTAAAAGAATCACCATCAAATAAGTTATTTTTAAGTAAATCAAGTACATCAGTTATTAGTTTACCTTGAGATTCATAATCTAAATCCTCACAAACCATTTTTGTTGACATAACCAGACTATTAGTCATTATAGACAATAATTCTAACTTTGTTATACCACTTATTTTATCTATTCCAAAATCTAAATAAAGTCTACCGTCTTCTTTCACTTCTGATACGATAGTAATAATTTTTTTCCCTTCCATACTATACTAATTCTTCTACGATACCAATAACTTCACTTAATACCAATAAAACTGTTGCCAAAACTAAATTAAATGGTATAAAACAATAACCAACTATTCTAACTCCAGATTTAATAAATGATATTATCTGATGCCACTTTTGATTGGGCATCTTATCTATATTAGAGACAACCAATGGGTTTTTACTACCAGTTAGTTCTTCATAATAAGGGTTAATGTCACCTGTTTGTGGATCATGAGTAGGGATGTTAAATTTAGTTTTCCAACCCAAAGATTCATCATCATTTAAATTAGAGGCGATTTCTATATTACTTAAAAGAACACCTACACTTTCATAATTAGGGACAGGTGTATTAATTACTTCGTCTGTTAATGATCCGTATAATATTTTTACGTCTTCATTAATAAATTCTAACCTTCTCTTATATTCGGTTTGTCCCATATGGTTCTTTCATTTGAATGTTAATCATTAACGTTGTTACTTCTTCAGGTGACAACCAACCCTCAACATCTATACTATCACCAGGTAACGGAAACCCTACTTCAAAGGTTTTAACCCCATCACCATATAAACCATTACCCCCACCAACTACTGAAACAAAGTGTCCATTATCGAAATTTAAAATTGCTTGAATCGCACCTACCATCCAACTATTACCATGCTTTCCAAATTTTAAATCTGAAAAGGTTTTAAGTTCTTTTGGGTATAATTTTTTAATGAAATCGAAATCGTAACCCATCTCATTATGTAGTATTTTAAATTTTTCGTAATTAGGTTTATCATTTAAATACTCTAATAACTTTTCTTCCACTTTTTCCATAAAAATAAATTATTGTACAAATATATAATAAAAATTCAATTAAAAAAATTTATTTTGTCATAAATTTTATGTAGGGTATAATCTATCTGAGATTTAATTTGATTTTCATACATGATCCTTTCCTCATCAACCTTTTTATCAAATCTATTAATTAATTTAATCATTTCTTTTTTTGGTAAAGTAATGACATAATGATACACATGATTAGTTATCTCTACTTTACTATCTTCCATAATAATAAAAATATCTAAAGTTTTGTTGATTAGGTATCTTTTATTTGAAAGTGGTGCGATGGTATATTTAGTATCTGTATGATTTATTGTTTTACGAACTATTGCGGTACATATTCTTTCATAACCAGTATACTCAAAATTTTCTTTTAAAAAATGACCTTCAAATAATTTATATTTTACTATAAATCGTTTAAATTTATATTTTAAATATTTTTTTAACCAGTCCATCCTAAATTATTTACTATTTTATTTATATAGTTTAGAAAGTCTTTCCTTAGCGTAGTCACAGTAATCTTCGACTAAATCTATCCCAATATACTGTCTACCCATTTTGGATGCGGCGTAGGGTGTTGTACCCGTACCAGAAAAGTTATCTAATACAATGTCATTCGGTTTTGAGTATAAATCTATAAAGTAATTTGCAAACTCTGTAGAAAATGTTGCCTCATGTCCTTCCACTTTACCATCATTATTTTTTGCCTCAATAAAATTATAATACGTATTGAAATACTTCTGTCCAGTTTTAGATACTGAAGATACTATTTTATTTGCACTAAAGTTAGGTGTTTTCGCAAAAATATAAACCATTTCAACAATTCTAGTCATTCTATTTGGATGCCCACTTAAAGGTACACAAGATTTCTTTTTCCAAGATGCCGTATCATATATCTCTAATGATGTATTTTCAAACACCTCATTAATTAACATATACGGTAAAGATGGATTAAATGTGGTATAACTATAATTAAATACAATTACACCCTCATCTGTCAAAATTCTTTCATATTGTTTAAACACTTCTATTAACCAACTAATATATTCTTTTACTGGTTGGTTATCTTTAATTAGGTCTTTAGCACCTGGATATTTATGATTATCTTTTCTTATCGATGCCAAATATGGTGGAGAAGTTAAAATTAAATTAATACTTTTGTCTTTAATTTTTTTCATAGTTTCAACAGTATCCCCACAATAAATTTGATTGGTTACTAACCCAACCTCTTTGGATTCTACTACGTCTATCAAAACTACATCATCTATAGTTTCTTCCCCTTTAAATATTGTTATTTCCTCCATAGTTTCTGCACTAAACAATGCTAATTGTTCAATTTTTCTTTTCTTAGGTATTCTTCCCATGTCTATAAAAATGTATGATTAAATAAATCTAACTGAGTCCCTTCAGATGGTAATACGTATTTGTTCTCACCATAATTCATAATGAGTAATTCTTCACCCATATTTTGTTTTACACCACTTTTAGCGGCTGCTGCTTTAGCAAACTCTTTCATTTCCCAAACATATTCTGTTTTAGGAAACCATTCTTTAAGTAATGGAAAATCATAATAACTTAAAGAAAATCTACCTTTAATGTTTTTTAATACGATTGCCAATCTTTCGTGATCGTTTCTATCAAAGTCATGATTGGAATAGTAATTTTCTGTTTTCCAATACGGTGGATCGACATAAAAATAAGTTTTTTCGGAATCATATTTCTGTATAACATCACTAAAATCTAAATTTTCTATAAATGTGATTTTATCAAAATGTTCTCTATATTTTTTATCTTTAAGTTTATCTAAAAATATTAATACTTTACATCTGTATTTACCTTTATAATCCATATAATTAGATGTCTCAGGTTTAGAACCAGAAAATATTTGAGTTAATACGTACACATATTTTGCTGCAATATCATATTTATTTTCTTCCGTAATAACAATACCAGACGAGCTGAATAACTCATTCTGGTATTGTTTAAACATTTCTGAATAAATCTGAGGTGTATCTGTCACCCCTAATTGTTGACAAGGATATTTAATTATTTCATCCCATAATTTATCATACTCCTTACAACAAGAAAATAAATTTGCGTTTAACCCGTTGAAGTCGTTATAAACCACAGTCTTCAAATTAGGATATTTTTTTAAATCCATTCTAAAAAATACCCAAAACATACCACTAAAAGGTTCTACGTATGTTTCTATATCTTCGGATATAAATGGTACTATCCATTTAGAAATCCTAGCCTTGCCACCAATATAACTTATCATTGTAATTTTCTACTTTTTTCAATATGAATTTTAATCTTCTCCACCTTAGTTAATAAAAAATCTCTGTCTTCATCAGTAAGAGAAACTGTTTCTGACCATTTCATTCCTAAAACACTCATCAACTCCCAATTCTTTTCTTGTTTAGATAGGGTTGGATCGGTGGCAATTTTATTTATACCATTACTATTATCTAACTGCATCTTCTTCAATTTGTTTTTGTTCTAAAAGTACTGAAATACTTTCTTTAATTGATAAATATGTATCGATACCATATTTTCTTAATACACCACTAAATGTGTTAACATCAGGTTTCACAATACTAACTTTATCCTTATCCATATCATATACAATCTGAGCCAAAAGATCACTAACGATATACTCTTTTTGAGTATTTTCTAATTGATCGAATATTGGTTCATTAACTTGAATGATGATATCATAGTCAGTCATATATTTCACAATATCTTGTGATTTACTAACTACACCAAAATCTTTTTTAAGATTGTTATTCGATAAAATTTTAATTTTAAGGAATTTAGGGATAGAACTTTCATCAATGTGTTTTTGAAACAATTCTAATGTGTCTTCAAAGACTTCTTCAAATTTTGCCATAATTTTTATATTTTTTAATTAATAATACACAAATTTATCTATTAATTTCCGAAAAATCAAATTTTTAATAAATTAATTTTTTCTTTTTCTTCTTCATCGATATTTGTTGGTATATCTAACCATATCTCCAATAACATATCACCGTTTAAATTTTCTCTAATGAACCCTTTATTAGGTACCCTTAACATTGTTCCAATCATAGTCCCAGGATGTATTTTAAACCTTATTTTATTGTCTATAGTATCTATCTCAACAGAATCATTACCTAAAACTAAATCTTTATACGTTAAATTAATCTTTTGGTGTATATCTAAACCTACCCTCTTAAATTTTTCATGTGGTATTTCTATAATATTAATTAATAAATCTCCTTCCACCCCATTTCTAACTGAATTACCCATACCAAAAACTCTTAACATTTCACCATCCATAACTCCTCTAGGTAAATCAAACTCAAAAGGAATTTCTTGTTGACTAACTCCATTACCTGAACAAATACCACATTTTTTAGTAATGATTTGCCCACTACCAGAACAGTTAGGACAATGTGTAGTAGTTTGTATTTTACCGAATGGTGTGTTTTGAATATTATTTACCACACCAATACCATTACAAGTAACGCAACTAATTGTTTCTCCACCTCTACCAATACAAGGTTCACATTTAGATAATTTTCTATATATTATTTTCTTTTGGACTCCATTATACATTTCTTCTAATGTAAGTTTTACATTAATTCTAATGTCTCCACCTTTCATATTTCTTCCATATTTCATATTACCATAAAAAGAAGAAAATATGTCATCCATATTCATACCACCAAAAGGATTTGTTCTACCATCCGCAGTCCCAAATCTATCATAATTTATTTTTTTTTCTTTGTCTGACAACACAGAATACGCTTCGGCAATACTTTTAAACTTTTCTTCTGCCTCTTTATTATTTGGGTTTAGATCTGGATGATACTCTTTAGATAATTTTCTATATGCTTTTTTTATGTCGGATTCATTCGCACTTCTATCTACTCCTAAAATTTGGTAATAATCTTTATTCATTATTTTATATTTATTTTTTATAAAGTATAACTATACTTAAATAGAAAATAAAGATATGCGTTACAGAATTATTATTACTCAGAACGGTAAAAAAAGAAAAATAGTATACGAAGGTAGTAATGAAAACAATGCGAAAGAAAAATACTTCAAAACTAGGGATAAAAATATTGTACTATTACCTAAAAAAAATAATGCCTATAAGAAAATAAAACCAGTTTTATACGAACTACTTTTACTGAAAGAAAAGGAGGAGACTGATATAGATTATTATGATAGAGATGAATTAGGTAGAACTATACCAGTAAAATTAAATAGTGAAAAATGGAGTCTGATACATAAATCAGAATATTTTTATGAGGAGAAATTTACTGTATATGGGTTTAAAGAAAGAATGGATACTAAAAAATTGTTACGGTTGTTCATACTAAATAAATCTAAAGAAGACAACATCAAACAAATTAATTATATTAATAATAAACTATTAATACATCAAAATTACGATTTTAATATTATAGTTTGTAAAAACCCTTATGATACTAAAAGATTATATAGGGTTTTATTAGAATTTTGTGAAACTAATAAAGTTAAAAATATCTTATTCACAGGTCCAATAAATAGAAAGAATAGAACTAAAACATATAAAAGAATTGTGGAAAAGACTGGGTGGACAATAAATAAAACATATAGATCATCCACCCGCCCTTAACTATTCAACACCAACTTGAAATTTATCATTAAGATCTTCAATCAGATCATTTAATTTTTCCAACTCATCATTATCTTCTATATAAACAGGATTAATACATTTTATTTCTTCTTTATCATCCGTTGGTAAAAAGAATAATCTTACGTCATCACCTTTATCCTCCAAATACTTTCTCACACTATCTCCATAGGTTTGGATCATATCTCTATTAGAGAATAAGTGTCTTTCTAAATAAAATACAAGAATTAGTGGGGTATAATCACTATTTTGACTTTTAAATTTATCTAAGGACACAAACTCAATGTTTTCAGTAGTAATACTATATTGTTTACTTAATTCATTTTCCTTACCTAATCTATCCTCTTCTCCGATAGCCTCTTTACATTCAATAGGGTTATTGTTATGATCCATTAGATAAATTAAATAATGTCTATCCCCTTTTTCTAATTTAATGTTTTTTGTAACAATTTTCATATATATAATTTCTTAACTTTGTTATTATAAACAATGTTACTGAAAATAATTTAAACTGTAAATGTTATAAAATAAAAAAGGGAAGATTTCTCTTCCCTTTTAAATGTCGGTGTCGGAATGGTGGTCCTGTTTTTATTTTAGGTGGTAGAGTACCCACCCCAATATTATTGGCCCATTCTGGTTCGGGTGTCTTTTTTTTAATTGAGACAAATCCAACTACCTTTTTAACTTGAGATAAACAAGAGGTATGTTTTACGACCTAAAGTGTGGGAATTTCCCACGTTTAAACTCACCTATGGTCGCCACTTTATATTTTTTTTGAAGTAAAGTGGTAAAACTTCTGATCTACATAGTTCCTAGAATAAGAGTTGCAGAAACCATTCGTTTATCGGACTTAAAGGAGGTTCGTTAACCTCCAATCCATTACACCTAATATGATTGTGATATCGGAATAGTTTGACACTTTACCTAACCGTGAGTGGTCCCCCACTTTCGTGGTTTACACCCTTATAGTTAGGAGGGTTATCAAGCCCTTTGTATGTAGCTATAAATTTTAGTTTTAAATTTTGCTGCAATTATTCCTTAACTATCACAAATATTTTTTTTCAAAGAACTTTTTATACGGTTATAACACCATATCTTTCACTATTCACAGTATCCAACAATATGGATTCTGGTGTCATATTCTTACCACCTAATAAAGATTTAAGAATTGACGGACTAAATCCTGAAACTAACGCAGTTCCGTTTTCATCAAACTCAACAGGAAAGTTACCTCCAGTCGCATTTAAATTCCAGTAGATGATATCAGGTTTTTTATACCCTGCCTCCTCATACATAGCTTCAATCATAGATTGTGAACTACTATCTTTACGAGTTGCTTCGTTGAACTCCATATCCGATAAAATAATTATTTTAGTCGGCATCATATCTTCAGATATTTTGTTGTTCTTAGCCTGTGTAAGTATTAATTTAAATACTTTTTCTAAATTAGTAGTCATACCCCACTCCGCACTAAGTAACTGGTTCAATCTTTGTTTTAAATCACCTTTTAAATACTGTAGTTGTGGATTCTCAGAGAATGTGATAAACGCATCTTTAAAATTACCTTCACTTCTTTCAGATATATACATACCTAATGATATTGCCACATCTATACATGTTAGGTTTGGATTTCCTCCTGCTGAACAAGTCATAGATCCAGAAACGTCTACCACTGGTAATATTCTTTCAGTGGATCCTTCCATAAAATTTGGTAGGGATTCCCATTGTTTATTGTTGACAACATCGTCACCACCATATCTCATAGATTTAATGATATCATATGGATATACTGCCCCAGCATTTACCTTAGCGGTACCATCAACCAACGCATTTTTATAATCCTCATATCTAACAGTATCGTTTCTCTTAAAAGATTTTTGATATCTAGATGACGCTAAAGAAGGTAATTTAGAATAATCAATAGATTCCCAATCCTTATCACACATCTTAGTTTCAACAACATTAGTTAATTCAACTAACATTTTTCTATATTGTTTAGGTGTCATCTTAAACAATTTTCTAAGTTTGTTTGCCAACTCACCTTTTCTAGGCATCCATTTAGCACATAAACCATCGGTACGGTTGATTAACGCTGCTCTGATATGGTAAAACATATCTTCTTCTAATTCTGTACCCAAAAGAATCAATATGTCATCCCATCTTCCGAACTCAGGTATTAGATTAATATTTTTTCTAACTGTTTCTGGTGAGTTAGTTACCAAGTATTCAATAATATCTCTGAACACTTTTCTTTCACCCGCACCACCTCTAATATCTCTAACCCAAAAAAGAATTTTTGTCGTAATCAAAGGATTTTCTTCAAATGCCTCATTAAACATTTTAATTAATTTATCTTTTGACTTACCTCTCATTGAACCAATAGAGAAGAATAAGTCAACACACTTATTAAGTGTTGTTGGGTTAGTAACCATACCGTTTTTAGTTAATGTTACGTTCTCTTTCTCAATATTAGTCAACTGTGTTTCCATATCTTTTTTTATTTCTGAATACAAATTTATATACTATTTTCTAAAAAGTCAAATGTTTTTTAAAAAAAAATTATTTTTTTTAATTGTCGAACCAAAATACTATTCTAATGTCCTTAGTATCACCTATTTCTAAAAGTGAATTAACTGTATATCTAAAAAAATGAGTACCTAAACCTATATCATCTAATTCGTCATCACTCATTTCATAATATTCACTATTTATTATTTCATCCAAATATAAGTGATTGTGTGAATGTCCGTCCACATCCCAATCATCACTTAAATCAGAAATTTCTTTAGACACATCAATAGGTAACCCTCTAAGTTCATCACTAATCATATGCATATAAGTGTCTCTTACTCCAGCCAATACACCAAACAATGTATAATTTCTACCGTTATAAGGTTGATCAGTTCTAGGATCAGGTAATTTACCTAACCCATTTATTTCAGTCCAATTATCAGAAAACACATCTACCAAAAACTTATTGATGACGTACTCCTCTAATTTAGAGTTAGGTTTATCCCCTTTAAAAAATTTCTTTAACATATGATTAGATTCTTCTCTAGTTAAACCTAAATTATGTATTATATAATCCTCCGCACTTTTTAGACTATAATCACAAAAAAATTCATCATTTACTTTTTCCCAACTATTAGTTTCAGAATTTTTCCTTTCAACAAACATATGAACATCGCAACCCATAATAATATTTTCTACAAATATATGATATATCTTTTTAAAAAACAAAATTATTTATATATTTCTTTTAAATAATTCATATTCTTTTTTAAAACATTTCTACCCATAAATTTTTCTACGAATTTTTCATGTCTATTATATAACATAATACCATTATAGTCAGGTGATTCTCCTGCAAAAATATCAATATATCTATACTTCACATTAGTAGTACTTTGTTTTGCAACGGATGATCTCCTTTTAACTTGCACCAAATATATTTCACCTTCTTTTTCCATAATAAGATCCACACCATAAATCATATCAATAAAATTACCGTTACACCCTTCATATAATAAAGTAAATCCATCTTCTTGTAACAATTCTTTAGTTAGATTTTCTACATAATCACCAACCTTAGTATTATTCTTAGTGTTATAAGTATAATCTTCATAATCATCTAACGTAAAATATTTCTGCAATAGTTTAGTCAATGTACCACCTTTAATTGTAAGTAAAAACTTTTTTATTTCAGAACTATTCATTTTAGATAGTTTTTCTATCTGTCCACCTTTTATGAATAGTGTGGTAAGTAATTCTGATAAATCACTGTAGTTGGTATTTAATTTATTAACATAACTCCATTCACCATTAGAGTTTTTAACTAAACAACAATTATTTAGTTTTTTAGTATAATAACTACCATCCGATTTTTTTATAATATCGTTTACGATTCCTGTCCTATGTAGATATTCTAATGGTTTTTGATACATTTCGTTTAGGTTTTCACATTCTACAATGTCCTGTAATATAAAGTTAATATTTTCTTTCATATTAAGTCCATCCTCATCACACACCCAACTACTTAATTTTTTTATATTATCACATACTAATTTTTCATTACCATAAAATCTATCACAACAATAATATTCTATCATTCTACTTTCGAGAATTTCATCAACCACTTTACGTTCATTTTCTTCAGATTCAACACTAGGATGAGATAAACCATTGTCGTAAGTTTCTTTATCATCATTTAATAGATAATCCATAAAATCTTTGTGCGTATTATTTTCTTCCATACATTATTTTTTTCTAATGTTATAGATTTTTTTATCAAATGTCAAATTACTTTATTTCGAAGATAAATGTAATTCCCGCAATATTAATTTCGATTAAATCATTATGGATAAAATTATTTAAGTTATTGTTTGTATTCAAAAACAATTCCTCATCTAATTTTTTATGTATTTCTTTATCTAACTTATATGTTATAGTTAGATTTTCTGTAGGGATTAATTCATTCCCAATACATTCATTCGCAATTTCTAAAACTTTTTCTAAATTCATATTAAAATATTTTTAAAACTTTTTCCCAAATACGTTTAATAAATGATTTTTTTATTTTTTTAACTGAACCACCATTAACTTTAATATGATCACCTAACCCATTTTTAATATCTTTTATAAATTTTTCTTTTTTAAGTTCTGTTTTTAATTTTTCTAACTGTATGTCAGATTCTATTTTTTTTAATTCATTCATAAGATAATTATAATTAAAAAATTCTAACTAGTGAAGAATAAAGTGTAGGAAATAATGGTTTAGGTAAATTATCTAAATTAAACCATCCCCAATCTTGATTCTCATCATTTAATATACATTTTTTCTGTCCGTCACAATAACCAATAAAAAAATGGTAAGGATACCCCATAGTATACTGAACCTCAAATGGTTTGAACGTTATACCTTTAGAACTAATACCTGTTTCTTCCAATAACTCTCTTTTTATCCCATCTAAAACATCTTCACCTTCTTCTATTTTACCCCCAAATAGTGACCAAGAATTGGCAAAGGTAGTATTTTTACCCCTCTGCCCTAATAAAAATTCATTACTATTAATATCAATTAATAAAACTCCACCATATATTTTTTTTCTCATATACCTTGTTGAAAATAAAAGTAGTTATCTAAATTACTTAATGGTTTTACGGTATCGTAACCATAAGCTTCATTATATGGTGACCCATTTCCACATCTATTCTTTAAATTTTTAGGTCTTCTTACCCTTTCTTCAAAATGTAAATGTCTACCCATAGAACCACCAGTATTTCCTTCAATACCTATAACATCACCTACATTTATTTGTTGACCTTCAGTAACAAATATTTTATGAAGATGTGCGTATGCTGAAAATTTCCCCATACCATGATCAATCTCAACTAGGTTACCATAACCTCCACATCTACCAGCATGTGTAACTATTCCTGGATTATTACAAACTATTAAACATTTTTTACCACTATAAGGACCCACTATATCATACCCATGATGTGGTCTACCCCATCTACTACTTTGTGGTAGAGATGTTAATCTAGCATCACTAGGTTTAGTGATATCAGTTCCCTTTTTAGGTTGTTCTATTCCTTCATTTTTATTACCAAAACCAACGTTTGTGTCAATTACTGTTATAAATTTCTCTCTAAGTGAGCCAGAAGTATGGTATACCTCTTCATACCCATCCATATCTTCATATTTAACTAACCCACTTTCATCTATTGATCCACCACCTAATCTACCTCTCCTATTTATAATATATTTTTTATTACCACTATCAATTAAAGGGACTTCAACAGTTAAACTATTACCAACCAAATCCATTTTAATAGATTTAATAACAGGTTTTAAATAACGGGTTTTTAAATAATCATTCAATTCTAATGTAAGAACATTTAACAACTGATGAATGGTATCATTTTTACCACCTTTACTATGTTTAAGTAAAAATCCTGATGATGTACCCTTATAAGTTATTTTAAATAAACTATTAGATTTTTCTATTGTAATTTTAGGTACAGTTTTATTATTTATTTTACTTGTACCATTCCAAAAACTTTCTTTACCAAAATATGACCAACAATCATAGTTAGGACAATCATCTTCATCTTTCCTAGAATTATTAACATTAACGTTACTACTAATTTCACCAGTACTCGATGACTCATACCTACCGTTTACGATTGGTAGTGCCCCATAATACCTTTTACCTATACCACTATTTAATATATCTTTTTGGATTATTACCCCTTTTGATGAAGAGGAGTGTATCATATCTACTGTCCCATCACTATTTACGTTATGGACAAACCCAACATGACCTATACTTCCACCAGCTCTAGGGTTAAACACTAAGATGTCACCCCTTTTAAGTCCAGATTTCTTACCCACATTTTTCCCTAAAACTAATTTCTTTAAAACTGCTGACGTTTCTCTACCATCATAAGGTGAGGTAATACCATTTACATTTCTTAAAACATTATCAATAAAACCAGAACAATCTCCACCTACACCATCAAATTCTTTACCCCAAATATATGGTTGCCCTAATTTAGTTTCTGCATATTTTATAATTCTATTTCTTATTTCCTCATCTTTTTTACTATCAACTACTACATTTTCACTTTCTTTACCTGGTTTACCTAATTTAACCCATTCTTTACCCTTATGTTTGAAGGCGATTTCAACATAGTCATTAAGTTCACCTGTCTTTTCTAAACCAGTAAATAAAGAACAATCAGATAATTTTCTATTCACATAATTTAATCTACTACTATCTGAATTAACCCACCCTCTAAATGCGTCACCATCACTTTTATTTTTTATATGTTGTTTATAAAAGTTGTATTCTGCAGTAGTTAAAACACACTCATCATCAACTATCGAACCTCCTCCATATTTTTCTATTCTATTAACCCTAATAGTATTAGTATATTTAAGTATATCCAGAACTAATCCTCCTGTTCCCCAAGTCTTTAACTCAGACTTTTCTGAAGCAATTTCTACCGCAGTAATATTATCATTTTTTAATTTTTTAATTACATTCTGATACAATCCATTAGTTAGTGTTTTATATGTCGCATCTAATCCAGAACTATAAGTTTTATAATTCCTAACACCAGGATTTGTACCTGGAGGACATGTCCTACAACCAGTAGGTTTATATCCCTTACCACTTTTTAAACAATTGTAATAACAACCTTCGTTTTTCTCATCTCTATATGTTGTCGCAAAAGGGTTATATGTTGATTTAGAACTTTCCCCATCTCTCCACGCAAAAAAGAATAACATCTTTTGACAAGTAAAATTTGCACCTAACTTTTTAAGTAAATCCTGATAAAATCTAATATCCATTGTAGGTGGTAATATAACTTTTCTTTTATTACCTTTAGAATTTCTTCCAAAATCACAAGCCTCTATTTGTTTATATATTTTTTCCGCTTCATCTTCAATAACCGCAACATCACTGTCATCTTCCACATCCGCAACATCACTATTATCTTCTACATCCGCAACATCACTATTATCTTCTACATCCGCAATATCCCCACCTGTCCAATCACTATCAAATCCACTATCGAATCCTAAAGCATTTGTTAAAACTTTATCTCTAGGATTTTTTTGGTAATCCACATAAGTTTGTAATCTTTTTTCAATTATGTCTTTTTCTTCTTGAGTATATTTAGTCGGATCCAAATAAACCACACCATCCTCTATTTTATCAACAAAGACATCTTTATTGATGTTGTTTTCTCTAAATACAACAGTTAAATATGTTAAAGTATCTACAATATCGTGACTAAGATCTTTTTCATCTTCAGGATTATTATATTTAACAAATTGTTCATTAACTAAATTTAATAAATTTTTATATTGTTTTTCAGTAATTAATATTCTTTTCATATTACGGTTATTAATCTTAATAATTTTCTTTTAAATGATTCACCAACAATTTTAAATTTCTTTTCTAAATCATATAAAAATCTATCAACAGATTTTATTTTTGGTAAACTCCCATCAACATAATAAAAGCACATAATAATATTGTAAAGTTCACTTTTTTTATCGTTAGATAATTCATTTATTTCATTTAAATATTCTTCCGAATTAAAATTTATCATAGTTTCCGCAAATAAATACATAGGTAAACTCTTTAAATGAACCATAAAATCATCGTTATTTTTTGGATTTATTTTAGATAACATAGTCGCCGCTTGTTGAACAAAAGCGTTTATCTCAAAAGACTGTGTTACATATAACATATATGCAATTCTTTCTATCGCATCCCCACTAATATCTCCATTTTTATAAAAGTCCTCACACCCTTTTATTGAACTAGGGGTTTCTAAATTTCTACTAACCCATTCATATACATGCATAAATTCATGCGATAAGAATGAAGAAAAATAATATTGTAAAGTATTATAATCAATATCCTCTCTATTTGAAGGTAAATTCATCACAACATCAAACTCAACATCTAAAATGTTATAACTATTATCATCGTTATCTACAATTTGTGTGTAAAATGGATTATACCCTATACTAATATCCGCAGAATCGCCTTCAACATCATTTATTATAACTGTCATAATAATACTATCAATAGGGATATCCTCATAAAATTTTTTATTTTTAAGTTTTAAAGACAATTTTTTTAGAGTATATACATCTTCTTCCACATCTTGTTTAATAATTAACGGTAATAACTCATCTGCAACATAATCAGCCCATTCTTCAACATTTTTAGAATACCCTCTTGTTTCATTAATAACTTTATTGTATTGTCTTCTATTTACAATTACCTTCATATTTAGTATACTTTAATAATAAATATCAATTTTTTTAATAAAAAAGTAATCATTATGGAATTATTATTAGTTATTTTAGTTAGTTATGGAATTTCTAACATTATCGTTTACGGGGCAATTTTTGATGGTTTGAGAGAGACTGCCGAAGTCTATAGCCCAAACTTTTTTGGTAAACTTTTGGGTTGTATGATGTGTACACCTTGGTGGGTAGGGTTTTTCCTATCTTTAGGATCACAAATTAGTGGATTCACTCAATTTTCACCATTCTACCATTATGGTTTAGAATTTGCACCAGTATCGATTTTCTTAGATGCCTGTTTAATATCAGGTACCACTTGGTTAATCCATACAATTCAAGAAAAATTAGAAGTATAAAAAAAGAGGGTTTAACCCTCTTTTTCTTCTTCTACCATAACCATACTACCATTCGTAGGTGGTAACTCCACCCCGTTGTGTATTTTTGGTACTTTGGAAATATCTTTTAATGTTGGTTCATTGACTGTTTCTATAACAAACTTTAATTTTTCTAATTCAGATAGAGATTTCTCACTAAACAAATTTTTAAGTTCTTCTATCTTAGCCTTTAGTAATGACAACTTATTTTCTTTTTCAATGTTAAATTCGATCACGAATTGTACGTGTTCCATAACACTATCAATAGTACCCCCATTTTGTTGTGGGAATACCATAAAATAATTTTTGTTACTACTACCAAGCTTATATGAAACAGTATCAGATTCAAACATATCCCAACCATCTAATAAGACAACATCTACAACAGGTAGATCTTTTACAAATCTAATACCCGTCACATAAGGTCTCATTTCATTTAATTTTTCGTGAAACATTTATCAATTTATTAATACTGTTATTATTGAAGTGATAAAGTATGAAATGGATATACCTAAAACAAATAATGGTAATTTACCCATAGTAAATCTTTCTTCATCTCTAACATTTTTTATTAAGAAAAATAAATTTCTTAGTATATTCAATGTTGAGAATACGAAAAGAAACATATATATGCTATTAAGTATATCCATATCAAATTAAGCGTTAACTTCTGTTTTTTTATTAGAAACATCAACTCTAATGTCTTGACAAAGATTTTTAATGTCTTGACAAGTTTTTCTTACTCTAGTACCTGCAGCTTTATTACCTTTGTCATAAAATTTAGTGACATTTTCATTAAGTTCACCTACTAATTTAACTAATTGTTCGTACAATTCCATTTTTAATTTATTTTAATCATTGTTATTATTTTCAGTTTTACTTTCTAAATTACTCAAAGTAGTTAAATAATCACTTAACGTTTGTTTTTTACTATTTGTAATAGTGATTTGTGTTAACACACTTTCGAAATCAACTTTCTTAACAGATATTTTTTCATCATTATTAATAATTCTGTTAAGTTCTAGTTCAAAAGTGTCTCTTTGTGAAACTAAGTCAGATAAAACTATCTCCAAAAACTTTATTTTTGTATTCATATGAACCAATATAATGAAAAAAAGTAAAAAAATCAATACTAAACCTTATTTTTTATTTTTTCGTTTAAACTTTTTTCAAATAATTTGTAAAGTTCTATCATAATATCCATATCTGATCTAGACTTCAACCTATAAAATTTAAAAGAAAGTTCTGGTAGATTATCAATTTTTTCTATATTCTTATGTTTATCTTTATAAAACAACTCATCATAAAAAAAGAAAAAATATTCTTTTAAATCATTAATATTCCCAAAGATTATCTTTTCCTTCTTAAAATTTTCTATAACCGTATTAAAACACCAATTATAGTGTTCTATTTTTTGTTCCTCATTGGTAATGTATTCATCACCTAAGTATGTGTCAACAATTAATTTGTTCAATGTTTTAATTACATCGTAATACAAATTACATTTATCATATTTTACGTCATTTGCTTTATACAAAAGATTCATTTGCTCGTTTGTTAGAGGATCAATCATATAACTAATAAATTCAAAACTATCCATAAAACAATAATAATGTAATTTAAGAAATTATAAAGATAATAACATATCAATTAATTCCTGTTGTGGAAACATATCCACTTTATCTTTTCTAGTATTTGTATGCGTCCACATACCTTTTACTCTACCATAATAAGCGTTATCGTTAAATTCAAAACCTTTAGCACCATTTTTTCTAATTTCCTCAACCAAACCTTTTCTTACGTCAATATTATCTCTATCCGCAACAAAAAGAATCCATTGTTTTAAAACTTCAATTTGTTTATCTGAATATCGTTGCCAATCTTTATGTCCTCTAAATGGTTGAGATAATGTGACTATTTGTGATTTATCAACAATTGTGTTAGCATATGTCTTCCCATTTACTACATAACCAAAATTACAAACTTCAATACCTACTGAATGTGAATGCATATGTTGTGATCCATTATCACCTAAATGCCATCCATATGAACCAGTCGGCATACATTGGATTAACTTACCATCAAATTTAGTATTATTACCCGCAGCACTTTGTCCACCTAAAATAAATTCAGTAGCAATTTTACCTCTAGTATCTCTTCCCCACATATCAACAACTTGATAAGGATTATGTCCACCAGCAGTATGGTGTAAAAAAACATATTCTTTGTTAGTTGGGCCAACCAAATATTCTCCTTTAGGTAAAAAATATTGCTCAACCACTAAACCATTTGTAGATTCATTTAATCTTTCGCTATTATCTGTAGTTACTAATTGATCTAATCCCATTGCGACCCAAGTTTTAGGTCCAACAATACCATCATCTTTTAACTTATTTTCTTTTTGCCACTTTTTAACTGCAGATTCAGTTTTTGACCCAAAAGAACCATCATCTTTTAATTTTAAAAATCTTTGTAGGATTTTAACATCCTCACTTTTACTACCTAATTTTAATAACATAACTTTTTATTTTTATTTTATATCAGTAGATTCTAATAAAGTGTAAGAAAATTTATTACCATAAATTTTAACCGCCTTCTTACATATTTTCATAAACTCATCAAAATCTTTTACTCTTTTAAACACTTGACACCCTTCCGACCAATTTTCTACCCAAGTAGAATCTTGTCCCGCTTTGTGTATATTAATACCAAACATACCAGTATCTTTTACCACCTCATCAAAAACAAGATCTTTGTTACCATCTCTCCAAACTGTAACATTACCCAATCTTTGACATAGTGCATCATATTTACCCTGATGTTTATCTACCGCCCACACAGTTCTATATTGTCCAGTAACTAATCTAGCAACACCTTTTTTATTATGGAATTGTTGTACACCTTTTTTTCCTGGATCACAAGTTGCTTGCCAACAATAAAATTGCCACACACCTTTTTCATCTTTAAAAGATATAGTAATATAATCGTCAAATACGTTAGTCACTTTTTTGTAAACTGATGGGGAACTATTTCTAATACCTACGATATTTACATCATAGGATTTATTTGCATCGTCATTAAACCATTTGTAGCCTTTCTTTTCAACGGCTGATTTTATTTGTTCTCTTGTGTACATAAATTTATTATTAATTTTAATTATTTGTCTTATATTCCATAAAATCCTCAATTATCCACATTTGATCTAAAATACCATCTTCTAAATTTAAAAATAATAAACGGAAGTACTTATCCATCTCTGTTTTTGAAAGGTTTTTTGGTGTGGGTATGTCAATAATCCCACCACCTAATATTTCTTCATACTTACCTTTCTTTTTTATCTTTTCTGCGTTAAAAACTGATAGATCTTCATCTTGAGCTATTAAGTCCCAACCTATACCTTCTTTATCTCCTTTATAAATACCACTAAATAATGATACTTGTGGTAAAGTTTCAGAGGATAGATAAACAAATATCGAATAATCTTCTTCTGCCATTTGTTCCTCCATATCATACATAGTAGTCACTTTCCACTCACCACCATCAACATTTAATAGTGTATTACCATTAAAATTATCATAAAAATATTTTAAAAATAGTGGAGATAATATCTCATAATCTTTTGTATCTATACTACCATACTGGATTCCTCCCACCTCATCTTTAAACAAAATATCTTTATATTTTTTAAAAAATTTATATAAAGTATATAATTTATCTAAATCATTTACACCTGTCATATCAGAAACTTTAATTATTTTTTCTCCGTCAGTCAAATCAAAAGTTCCTGATGAGTAAGTGTTTTTATCACCGTCAACAATATTAAAAGTTTTTAGAATTGCCTTTTCTTCTTTAGATAATTTTAATGTATCTATAATAGATTCCGTTATTAAATTTTTAAACTTCATAATAATAAATATTATATAAAACAAAAAAGGTGTCCACATTAGACACCTTTTCTATATTTAATTTTTTATATTTAAATGATATTTTTACCCTTTTTTGTTGATTCAAATAAAGTTTTAAACTTATTAGTTTCTTCACTATAGTTATTTGTTTTACCCATAGAATCTTCATAAGAATAACTGAATAATTTTTTCATCTTATTCATATCTTCATTAATCATAGTCTTATTTTTATAAGACATAACCGTACCTTCATTAATTGAATCGTCCCATCTAACTTTATAAGTTTGGTTACCGTCATCCATTAAAAATACGTGACCATCATATTTATAATGTTCAGGAATAAGTTTTTTCATATCATATTCAGATGTAAACTCATTTTTAAAATTTAATCTTTTCATTTTATTTGTTTTAGATTCGTTTGTTACTCTAACTTTTGGTGTATAGTGATACTCCTCTGGTTTTTCGTACTTATGTTTAATATATTTTTCACTATTATCTTTTAATGTATCATACGTATCATCTTCTTTTTCCCCTTCACCAAAACCATCATACGTACCAAATTCTTTATCGTATTCTGAATTATCATTTAATTTATTCATTCTTTCAGTAAAGGATTTAAATACTTCTGTTTCTTCATTATCATATTTTAAACCAGACATTTTACCAGCACCTAAATCTTCTATTTCGTAAGCCTCTTCGTATTCAGATCTATTATATTTAGGTGTTTTAAAATCATCTTTATTATCGAATTGATAATAATCAGATATTTTTTTATTAAAATCTTTTAATGAGTCAGAATTAAATTCACCACTTTTAGATCTATTATCCATCGCAGTGTTTAAACCAGGAACACTTTTATTTTCTGTTATAGTAATTTTGGTTTTTTTAGTTAAGAATCTTCTTTCCATTTTCTTTTTTATTAATAAATATCACTTTTTTTTAAAAAATTTTGGTAGACAAAAATATTTATATTATATTCGTATATATAAAATCAAACACTATGAAAAATTTAATTTTAATTATCGGAGTCGTTTATATAACTATTCTACTCGTTAGTTGTGGAAATTCTAAAAAAGTTTTATCTAATACTAATAAGAATTACGAAATCAGTAACAATGTTGTTGTCGCTGATAGTACACAAGAACCAGGCTACAACCCAAGACAAAGGGCATTTGCATATTTTTTAATGAGTCTACCTGAAGAAGAACAACAAAAATGGAGATCCAGTGGTTCTTTCTCTGAAAAAGAAGTAAAGAATTTAGTAGATACTATCGATTATAAAAAGACAAATTAAAAAAAGGGGTTTAAAACCCCTTTTTTATTTTATATCCATTTTATTTAAATTGTGAAAAATCAGGATATGGTTCTATAACATTACCATTATTCTGATAACTAAAGAAGTTTTCATCCCAATCTTTATCCATATTACCGTCTACTCTACAATATTGTGGTCCAGTGACTCCAGGCGCATTATTTGTTGCCATAATATATTTTTTATTCATACCTAAAAAATTTCTAAGTACCCTATCAGTAATCTCTTCAAAGTGAAGAGTCATTTCTGCCTCATTCGATCCACCATACACTACATCTCTAGGTTTATCTCTATAAAGAAAAATTTTAACTGGTCTAGAATCTTTACTATATTCTACTAAATCCCAAGGATATGGTCCTGCGTATGAAAATTCTGAATTTCTAGGATCTGTTTCATTTATTTTAACACATTCTAAAGATAATCCTCCTACACTAGTTTTAGAAACTGTTGCATTATTCATTTCAGGTTCGGCTATTGATATGTCACTCTCATTTAATAATCTCATATTCGCCTCCATTATCATTTCTCTTTTTTGTTTTTCAATTCTACCCATAATATCTTAATTTTAGTTTTTTATTAATAAATATCACTTTTCCATATAAAATTTTGGCAGATAAAAATATTTGTATTATATTTGTTTATATAAAATCAAACACTATGAAAACTTTAATTTTAACTTCACTATTAACACTTACAACTTTAAGTGTATTTTCTCAAAGACAATATGACTTTGACGTTCCTCTTAGGGCAAAATCCAATGAAGGAGTTTATGAATGGTATATCGATCATTTGGATGACACTTGTGACTCTCTGGTAAATGAATTATTCAGTTCTATAGGCGTAAATACGGATAGTATCCAATGGATGTACCCTACTGACTTAATTTATGTTTGTCATAAGAACGGATGGGATTACTATTCACGAAAAGTTTACTTTGTAAATGATAGAGACAAGCAAATAGAATGTATGCAAAAAAATATTAGTAAAAACAAACTACCTCATAGTCTATTTGACTTAGAGTACTTCTATAAAGATGGTGTTACAACGTTAGTTCTAGTTGAATATTATTAACTTTTATTTATAATTTTCACACGGTTTTAACAAATCATTATATTGATCCTCTTGATTTATCGTAATATAATAATATGTTGGTTTACCGAATAAATTGTTTTTAACAAAATAACTACTATCATTAAGTATTGCGCCGTTTTCCATTTTAACTTCATCTTTTTTCCAAGCTAGCAATTTACTAGACTCAACTAATTTAACATTAGCAAAACGTAAATACTGATAATCTTTATTAAAACCATATTTATCAGATGGTTGTTCAGTAGCATAAATTAATTTACCCGAATATTTGTCATTATTCCCTCGAAGTATTTTATTGTATGCGTCTAAACCATCTAAACTTTTACCTACTAATTCTATTCTTCCTTTATCTTTATCCCAATATACCTCAATTTCACTTTCTTGAGGTACTTCTATGGTATCTTGAGTAAAATCATTAACATTTTTTTGATTAGTGTATTTTTTTAGATACCAAAATCCTTTATCTTTTTGAGTTAAATGTAATTCACCTAATTTACCGTCTAAAAAAGTTACATTCATAAAAAACCAATGACATGTAGATAAATCTATGCCCACTTCTGACTCATTTAATAATTTTTTATTAGCTTCCATTATTAAATCTCTTTTTATTTTACCAATTCTTCCCATTTTACTTTAATTTTAAATTACCTTTTTTTATTTTTTTAATTACTCTACTTTCATTGTAAAATCCTATCGCATTAGGATCTTCGTTACAGTAAGGAAAGGTTTTACATTTTTCCTTTACCCTAACTTTTTGATACCCTAAATTTGACATATCTGGTTGTGTTGTTTTAACTGGCACTTTACCAGGACCTTTATCTGTCAACATAAATTTACTTTTTCCCCAAGGTGATGTCGCATATGTCGCATTTGAAGATGCCCCTGTCGCTTCATCAACTGAACTATCATCACAAATACAATGTTCTTTAAGTCTATCACACTCATCACAATAATTTACTACTTCATCTTCGGAAATCATTTCAGATTGTTTACTAAATAACCTATTAATTGGTCCACCAGCTTTACCAACAAAAGATCCTGATGAGGATGCCCCTGTTGCTTCATCTACATTTTCATCTTCATCATCAACTTCTTCAAACTCTTCATCTTTAAATTTATTAAAGTCTTCAATTTCCTTTTTTCTCCTTAGTTCTTCTTCTTCTCTTCTTTGTCTAATTACATCAAAGATTTGATCTTTACTAAATCTTTTTTCAGATTTTTTTCTTAATTGATCTCTTAATGTTTTTGATATATCATTTAAATCCAAATCCTCATTTATTTTTTCATTAAAACGTATTTCAACACCATCTACAGTAATTTTACCTTTATCATGTAATCTATCCATTTCTTTTTTAGATACTCTAACAGTTTTTCTTTTTTGTTTTTGTTTATCTTCTATCGCTATTATACCATATTCAGAATCGGTGTAATAGTCAGGAACTTCTTTTATATGTTCCATCGCTATTTTTTTAGCCTCTTCTTTATCATCAGTATGTTCCATCTCAATAGTAGTACCTATAGATATTTCTCTCTTAATATCTTTTATATCTTTATTATGTAAATCTGCAATATCTTTTTCGGTAAGTTTTTTAGTTGACTCACTAAATCTAATTTTTTTTAACTCTGGCACACCTGTAGACATTGCCGCCTTATTAAATTCCTTACCAATATTAGAAATACCTTCATCGACATTTTGTTCCCCAAATTTAATCCTCATTAACCCAATTAGATTTTCTAATTTATCTAATTTATCATCCGATAATGAATGTTTTTTATTTAATTGGTTATACATTTTAACTGCAACTTTTAATTGGTCTAAATTGTTACACGAAAGAATAACATTCTTAGTCCTTTCATAATCACTCATCATTTTATCCATACCTTTTATTTTATTGAGCTTATCCAGAATTGTCTTTTAGTCCACAATTCTTTGTATAGTTGAACTAAAACATCTTTGTTAATATCAGTAATATCTTTTCTTAGATCTTTACCTTTTAGTTCTTTTTTTATTATTTGTATCACTTTTTTTTCAAGATCATCCCCAAAAGCTTTTTTAATTTCTTTTCTTATCAAAACCCCTATTTGATTTTCGTCTGTCTGTGTTAACGATTCTTCAATAATATATCTCAAGCGATTTTTATCCATATAAAATGTTTTTATATAAATATT